CCTAACAGAAGCTACAGTTCTTGGGTGGGTATATGATAGCTTAATCGAAGGCGAAGAAACAGCCGACGAAGCAAAAGCTCGTATCGAAACAAACCGTCAGGGTAAGGTTACTGCACAAGTTGCACGTAAGACAGCCGAAGCATCTGGGATGCCTTGGGCAGCTGAGTAATAAACACTTGCCAGCTACCTTAACTAAGTGCTATACTGATGTTATTCCAGTACATAGTAATGAGGTATGAGTGTCTAGATATGACTTCTACCTACGCCGTTTCCGTAAAAGTGATACCGAAAGATGCGTAGACATCTTATATTGGCTACATCAGAATAGTAGATATAAGACCTTCACCTTTAACCGCAGTAAAGTGGCTGATTATTTTCAAGCAAGCCTAGAGAAAAATAGCCACATATACTGCAACCTAGTGATCCATAAGGATACTAAAGAAATCATCGGTTATCTGCATGGCTTTATAGACACGCCATACTTCTCAGATAGCTTACAGGCAGGTGATTTTACGTTAATAATAATGCCTGAGTATCGCCGCTGTGCTCCAAAAGCCTTACCTAAATTAATGGATGCTTACGAGACATGGGCTAAAAATAACAACGCCCACGAAATAATGATGGGGGCAACCACAGGTAGCGATAGTCCCGCTTACCGTAAATTTCTTGAAAAAAGAGGATACAGCCCCACTGGATATGCGGCTACCAAGGAGATCTAAATATGTGCTTTAATAAAAAAACAACAGTAACCAAAACCGGTCTAGGAGATGATCAGTATAAATCATTGTACGATAAAGCCGAAAATACTGGAGTAGCTATCGAAGAAGGGTTTACTGGAGTAGGTGGTAAACTAGATGGTATCTCAGGTGAGGTAACGGGTCTTGGTGGTGCAATAACTGATGCTGCTGCAGGGGTTAATGAAAATACTAATACTGGATTTACAAACCTTACAGGAGCTCTAAAGGGATACGGAGATAGTCTTTCTGAAGGACAGTCAAATGCAGCTGCGGGTAGGGAAAAATATTATAATGATATGCTTGCCGCTCTTGAGAATAATACAGGAGGTCTAGCTACACAGGCATCATTAGATACAGGCTTTTCTGATGCTACCAATAGGTTCAATGATGTTGATCAAGCCAACTCAAATATTCAAGGTGCAGTAGATCAAGGATTTATTGATGCTCAAGCGGATCGTACTCAAATGGGTACTGATATGACTGCAGCATTTGATACTCAAAATACCGGACTAAACACTGCCTTTAATACTCTAGGTACAGAAGTTGGTACGGCATTTGATGCTACTAATTCTAATATCGATACTACTCGAGGTAATCTTACAGATGGGCAAACAGGCCTAGCCAGTGACTTAAGCACACTTACTGGAAATGTAGATGCCTATGGGGCAAGTCTGATCGACGGGCAGACTAATCTACAGTCTGGTCAGGATACATTTAAGTCTTCATTTGATGACTATGTAGATCGCTACACTGATGATACAGAAATAGCTAACAAGGCTCGCTCAGACAGGGCTCTAGCTGCATCTAATCAAAATGACGCTCTACGCGAAGACTTAGGTAGATACGCACAGGCGGCAGCTGAAGGTCAAAGTAATATTGGCAAGAAGATTGGATCTCTAGGTGACGCTACTGGCGCTGGGTTTGAGGTTTTATCTGGAGCTGTTGAAGGCGGGTTCAGTAATGTTTCAGCCGAAGATCAGTCAGTTAAATCTACATTAGTGAAAAGTATATCTGGTGTAAGAGATCTCCTACAGACTACAGGTGATAATTTAGACGCTTCTACAAAAGCTCAATATTCTGCTCTTGCCGATAGTTTTGATGATAGTGGAGACTTAATTACTAACGCGATAGATTCTCAGGGAAATACCATACAGAGATCTATGGATAATCAAGGTCGTATCCTAGAGAGCCGATTTGATGGATCCGGAGCCGAGATAAGTTCAGTAGCTATGGATGTAGAAACTATGCTTTCTAATGCTGAAGGCTACCAGAACTCACTAATGGGTAACTTGAGGACACTTTCTACAAACCAAGATTCTCTAATGGGCAATGTAGATACACTGTCTGCAAACCAAGATGCAGGATTTAAATCTGTAGAAGGTATTAACACAGCTATTCGAGATCAAGGTGCAGCATTAGCTACTGGATTTGATGCTCAGTCTGTTAAGATGGACACAACTATCCGTGACCTAGCTAGAGTTGCTTCCGCTCAATCAGATATCGATATGGGTACTCGACAAGAGTTTAAACAACTCTCTGATGCCTTTGATGATCAAGGTAACCTTATTGCAAATAGCGTAGGGGATAATGGCAGTACCATTTCTAGAGCTATAGATAATCAGGGTAACTTACTACTGAGAGCTTTTGATACTCAAGGCCGTACCTTGGGTGATAAATATATAGACATTAATAAAAGTCTGAGAAGCTTAAATGACTTACAGAATGTAGCTGGAGCTAACGCTGGAATGGGTAATCTTACCCCAGCTATGCAAGCAGGGTCTGGAGGGGCCGTAACGAGTGGGTTCGCGTCACCATACGCAACAACAAGGTAATAACATGCATCCACAAAACGTATCAAAAGATTGTATCGAGCTTATCAAGAAGTTTGAGGGTCTACATAAAATAAAAGAAGATGGGCTAGTACATAGTTATCGATGCCCTGCCGGAAAATGGACTATCGGATTTGGTTCATGCAAAGGTGTTCGATCTGGAATGAAGATCACAGTGAAAGAAGCTGAGGATCTGCTGATCGAGGATATTAAAGAACATCAGAAAGCCGTCTTTCGATATGTCGAAGTACCTCTAACTCAAGGTCAGTTTGATGCTTTAGTGAGCTTCGTATTCAACCTTGGGGCAGGATCTTTCAAAAGCAGCACCTTATTAAAGAAATTAAACAAAGGTCTGTATGATGAAGTACCAGAACAGCTCTTACGATGGAATAAAGCGAGGGTTGGCGGTAAGCTTCAGCCTCTTCGTGGTCTTACTCGTCGTAGGGCAGCTGAAGCCGCTATCTTCAGTAGGGACGCAAGACTTCCTAGTGACGAAGGTGGCCCAGAGATGCCGCAAAAAGTAACTGCCGCATCAGCAACTAAACCTTTAACAAAATCTAAAACAATGGCTGGTGCTGGGGTTGCGGGTGCAGCTACTGCTTTAGGGGAAATTACTCCTCAAATAGAAGCTTTAGTACCGTACTCCGAAAGTATGAAAACTATATTTTTATTATGTGCAATCGGAGGCATAGGTCTAGCCGCATACGCTAGATTTAAGGATCACAAAAACGGCATCCATTAGGGAAAAGAAAGTAAAAGTACATGGAAAAGAAAATACCCCTAGCGTTAATATTCGCAATGTTTATCCAGCTTGCTGGTGGAATCTGGTGGGTGTCACAACAGGCATCTACTATTTCTGGCCTAGAGGAAACTGTAAGTACTCTTGGTTCACGCATGGCGCTGGAAGACGCTATAAATACCAAACGTGATGTCAAAGAAAATCAAAACGAAATTAATCGTATCCAAGAAGATATGGAAGACGTTTGGGGGGATATGGCGGCTATGACAAAATCTATCTCTGAGATGAACAGTGTTAAACAGCGTATAGCAATACTTGAAAATGAACTGAAGTATCTTGCTAGAAAACCTCGGAAAGATAATCGAAACTGATGTTTAGTATAGTTGGTAAATTTAAAACGTACCTGATTGCAGGATTAGCAGTGCTGTTACCTATCCTTTATGTCCTAGGACGCAAGGATGGAAAGAAAATTGAGAAGACTAAAGTTTTAGCTGACGAACTACAGGCGACTAAAAAGGCCTCAAAATTTTACAAGAATATGGCAGAACATGAAGAAGATAATTCCACTAATTCTAGGCGCGGGCTTATTAAGCGGCTGCGCGGAAACGGTCTATAGAACTCAGCTCGAGGTCTATTGCCCGCCCCTACAATCATACGATCAAGAAATGAATGAGGCACTGGCTCAAGAGCTGGACACCTTAGATGAAGGGTACTCAGCCATACCAATGGTAATATCGGATTATGCAAAGCTTCGGGATAAAGTACGCCGCTGCGAAGAAGAAAAGGAAAAATTGTAATGGGATTATGGGCAGACACTATAGGTGGCGGGAATACCTTTAGCCAATCTTTATCAAATACATTTGGTGGCACAAACTATGTAAATGGTGCAGAGGATGATGGTTGGGGAGGCGGATGGTCTAACTCTGGCGGATCTGTAGAGGTTGATGATCCCTATAATAATTATAGTACTGATCCGGCCCCAGCAAATACTGGTGGTGGAGGCGGAGGTAGTTCTGCCCCAGCTGCTCCTGCAGCCCCTGCAACTCCCGATTTAGAAGCCCTTACTGCTGAGGACATCCTTAAGATGGCTCAAGATGCAGGTATTGTTTCTTCTAATGAAGACATACAAGCAATGATTGATGATCCTGCTGGCTACCTAGATGGTAAAGGAATGACATTATCGGATCTAATAACTTTAAATGATCCAAATGCGGCAGGTACTAATCTAGATCCAAACAATCCTAATTACGAATTAGGAGATGCTCCTTACTATGACCCTGAGACAGTAGATACTACGGAAACTGTTAAGGATGAAGGTAAAGGTACAGTATCTCTATATAATGCTTCTACAGTAACAAATCTAATGGGTGGTGAGAGTACTACTGTGGATGCTGTTACAGGAGAGGTTACTGACAATATGTTAGTAGACCCTGATGATGTAAAGATTGATGTAGATGGTATTGGTGCGGGTGAAGGTGTTCTAGGAGAGGCTCTTAATGACTTTGCTTCTCAAGATATCTCAAATATCATCGATACTAGTACGGTAGCGGGTAAACTCCTAGCTCAAAAACTAGGTGAAGGTAACTACACTGATGCTAAAGCTACTGTCCTAGGGCAGATGAAGATCATTAGTGCTGAATTCAAAGATTCAAATGGTAATCCTCGGATTCCTGAGTGGGCTCAAGGCCTATCTAGGGAAGCTGGTAGAGCTATGGCCTTCAAGGGAATTACAGGATCTGCTGGTGTTGAGCTAATGAGTAATGCTTTGATGCAAGCTACCCTTGGTGTGGCTGAAAAAGATGCTGCATTCTTCCAAACAGTAAGCCTAAAGAACCTAGACAATAGGCAACAGTCTATTATCAATAAAGCTAACGTATTAGCTCAGTTTGAGGTTGCTAACCTAGACGCTCGACAAGCTGCCCTAGTGAATAATGCTAAAGCGTTCTTGCAGATGGATCTGACAAATATGAATAACCGCCAACAGGCTGAGGTTATTAATACTCAGTCAATGGTACAGGCTCTATTCACAGATCAGGCAGCTATCAATGCTCAGCGTTTATTCACAGCCGAAACTAATAATGATTTTGAGAAATTCTATGATCAATTATCCGTTAATGTAGGTCAGTTTAACGCTACTCAAATGAACTCGATGGCTCAATTTAATGCCGGTGCTAAGAATACAGCAATGCAGTTTAATTCAGAAATGGAAAACCAGAGACAGCAATTCTACGCCAACATGCAATATAACATTGATGTAGCGAATGCTAAGTGGCGACAAACTGTAGAGACTGAAAACAACAGACTAACATTTGAAGCTGCAAGTACAGATGTAAAGAATATGTTGAACATATCTCAAGAGGGTATGAACCAAATCTGGGATCGTCTGGACAGTATATTTGATAATATTTGGAAATCTGCAGAGAACGAGCTTTCTAGAGAAGCACAGATCATAGCCGCTGAAATAGCTGCGATGTCTAAAGGCTCTGG